GCAACGCGCCGCCCTCATCGCCCAGGCGGGGCAGATCCTCACCAAAGCAGCGGATGAAAAGCGGGCATTGACAGGGGAAGAGACCACTCAGTACGACGCGATCTTCGCCGATGCCGAGCGGACACGAACCACGATTGAAACCGAAGAGCGCCACGCCGCGATCACCGCGCAGCTCGGCGAAACCCGCGGCGCTTCTGCTGCGAACAACGGCGTCAGCGCCGATCAGCAGCGCGAAATCCGCGCCGCAGCCATCCGCGGCTATCTGTTGAACGGCACCGTGCAGCCCGAGCACAGCTCGATCCTGCTCCCGGGCAATCAGGGCGCCGGCGACTTCCGCGCAGCCGCGCAGACTGTCGGAACCGGTTCTTCGGGCGGATACACCGTTCCCCAGGGATTCTGGGCGGATGTGATCGCAGCCATGAAGTTCTACGGCGGAATGCGCCAGGCGCGCACCCGCGTCATCAAAACCTCGATGGGCAACGCTCTGCCGATCCCGACCTCCGACGACACATCGAACACCGGCCGGCTGCTCGCTGAAAACGGCGCCATCACCAACACCGCGGTTGCCTTCGGCCAGGTGACGTTGAACGCTTACAAGTGGTCTTCGGACTCCCTGCTTGTGCCACTGGAACTCCTGCAGGATTCCGGAGTCGATATCGAAGCGTTCCTCGTTTCGCGGCTCGCAGAACGCCTCGGCCGCGTGCAGAACACGTACTTCACCACCGGAACGGGCTCCAGCCAGCCGCAAGGCGTGGTTGTGGGCGCAACGCTCGGCAAAACCGGCGCCTCCGGTCAGACCTCGACCCTGATCTATAACGATCTCGTCGATCTGAAGTATGCCGTCAACCGCGCCTATCGGCAGAACGCCCAGTGGATGATGAACGACGCGACACTCGCCGTGATTTTGAAACTGGTCGACGGGCAGTCCCGTCCGTTGTTCGAATCCGCTTACAAAGTCAGTCTGCAGACCGGCGAACCCGATCAACTGCTCGGCCAGGACGTCATCGTGAACAACGACGTGGCCACGATGGCAGCTTCGGCGAAATCGATCCTGTACGGCGATTTCCAGAATTACTGGATCCGCGACGTGATGAGCATGCTGATGCTCAGGCTCAACGAGCGTTACATCGATAACGGCCAGGTGGGCTTCATCGGCTTCATGCGGTCAGACGGACGAATGGTGGATGCGGGGCAACATCCCGTGCAGTATTACATCAACGCTGCCAGCTAGAGCTGGTTCTCCCCGAATGAGGCAGGGCTTCGGCTCTGCCTCTCTTTTATCCAGAGGAAACGATGCTCAAAAATCTACTCAAAGAAATCAAACCGACTGTCGGCATCGCGCCCGCCGTCATCACCAGCACCACGCTGAGCGCGGCGTGCGATACGCAGTATTTCGAATCCGCGATCGCGCGGATCCACGTCGGAACGTTCGGCGACGTGCAGTCAGCCACCGTCTACATCGAAGCTGAGCTGCAGGACTCGGACGACAACGTCACGTATGCCGCAGTGGCGAATTCGCTGCTGACGTTCGCAGGATCCGGCGCCGTGCGGACAGGTCACGCGACGGGGACGTTTTTCCAGTCGAAAACCACCGCGGCGAACGATCTCGCAGGGCTCTACGAATGCGGCTACATGGGCGGGAAGCGGTATCTGAAGGTCAATGTGCGGCTTACCGGCACACATTCAACCGGAACGCCTCTGGCTGTCTCATTCACGGCCGGCAACGCCGTTATCTCACCGGCCCAGTAAATGAAGATCAAGTTCCTGCATTCGATCGCATCGGCGGAAGGCTGGGCGCACCCGCCCGGCCAGCCCGTCGATTTCCATGACGACGAACTCGCCCGGAAGTTCATCGCCTCGGGGATCGCTGTCGCTGTAGAAGATCCGGTCGAAGAGACAACGCCGGAAACCGGCCGCAGAAAAAAGAAGAGCTGAAAATGTCCTGGTCCCTTCGTCAGATCGCGCCTCCGTCTTCGGAACTGCTTACCCTCGAGCAGGCGAAAGCGCAGAACCGCGTCGACTTCGACGATGAGGACGATTTCATAACAGGTCTGACGATCGCGGCGCGGGCATCGATCGAAGAGTACCTGTCGCGGTCTCTGATTACGCAGACGTGGGTGCTCGGGCTTCCCTGCTTCCCGCGCGGAGACAGAATCCTGCTTCCCCGCGGACCCGTGCAGTCTGTTACGAGCTTCAAATTTACCGATTCCGCGCTGGTCGAATACACCATGACCGAAGGCGTCGACTATCTGGTCGATACTTTCGCCGAGCTGGCCGAGATCGTTCTTCCGTTCGGCAAGGTATGGCCGACCGCAGTGCTTTCAACGAAGCGGCCTGTCGTGATTCAGTTCAATGCGGGCTATGGAGACGATGCGAGCGCCGTGCCTCCGCAGATCGCGCTCGCGGCGAACCAGCTCGTGGGCGACTGGTATACCAACCGCGAAGCAATCAGCATTTCGCGGACGGCTTCCGCAGTAGTCGAGCTTCCGAACGCGTATAAGGCTTTGCTTGCGACCTTCCGGCTGAGATATTCAGGGCCGTTCTAAAATGGCCACGACTCTGTTTCCGAAGGCCGGCGATTTCAACCGGCGAATTGCGATTGAAACACAGCTCGACGGAGTCGACAGCTTCGGGCAGCCCATAGTGGTCTGGTCTGAGTACATCCGCTGCTGGGCGCAGATCCTGCCCTATACCGGGCTGATTACCGGCTTTTCAGTGAAGCCGACGCCTGACACAGCAGTAGCACCGTTGACGATCAACGTCCGGTACAACGCCGGAAAAGCGATCACGACGAAGATGAGAGCGCGAAACCTGACGACGAACGAGATCTACAACATCCTGTACGTCGGCAATCCGGAGACGGCGCAGCGGATCATCGAACTCGCCTGTCAGGTGGCCACCTAGTGGCGCGCAGTGTCATAACGCCGAAAGGCGCGGCCGCCCGAATCGAAGGACTGCCCGAGCTGCAGGCGAAGATGGCGAAGATCATCGACAGTTCCTCGGGCATCGAAGCCAAGCACGTATGGATGAAGGCCGCGCTGGTACTGCGCGATGAAGCGCGGGACCTCGCGCCGGTATTGAAGAAACCGAAAAAGGGACACATCGCCGGTCTGCTGAAATCGGCCATCTTCGCGGCTTACGGGGATCCGGCGAAGCCGAATGTGCTCGTGGGCGTGAATTACCGGATCGCTCCCCATGCTCACTGGGTGGAATTCGGGAACGCGCACATGCCGGCGCAGCCGTTTATGAGACCGGCGCTCACAGCGACTCGCTCGATGTGCGTCGCGATCATCGCCGAGGGCTACCGGAAATTGATTGAGGAATCCGCGGCATGACGATCGAACAAAGGCTGTACGAGCTGCTTTCGCCTCTCGTGACGCGCCTCTATCCAATCACCCCGCCGCCCGGGACGGCGACGCCGTACACGGTGTATCTGATCGTCGCGCAGGATCCGATGGAAACGCACACCGAGGGCTCGGTCACGCCGATAAAGCACTGGGAAATCCAGTTCTCGTCGTACGGAGGAAACTACGACGAGATTCAGGGGCGGACGCAGACGATCATTGATTTTCTGCTTCCGTTTCGGGATGACGGGATCAAGGCCTGTCTGCTCAAACGACGGCGGACGATCCTCGATTTGAACGTTAAGCTGCCCGAAAGCTGCGTCGAGTTCGACATTCTGGAAGCGCTCGGATGACGGAAGAAACAGCAATCCGGATCGCGAACGCGCTCGAGGCGCTCGTGATGATCGTGCAGGTGCTTGTTTCGAACGAGCCCGAAGCGGAACAGCCGCGGACGATCCTGACGCAGCAGGGCCCGGTCACGATCGGGTGAAAGTTTTAATCGCGATTCACGGCGCGCATTCGCAGCACGCGCAGATGGAAGCGCAGCGCGAAACGTGGCTGAAAGATCTGAAGGGCGCGGATTACAGATATTTCCTCGGCCAGCCGGCGCTGGGCGATGAGGATGTGGAATACGGAACTTTTCCGGATGGTCCCAACTGGGAAGGACACCGGCGGACCTGGTGGCTGAACCGGAAGACCGAAGCGCTGGCGAGTTACGCGATCGCAAATGGGTACGACTTCGTTTTCAAGTGCGACGACGATACGTACGTGAGCGTGCCAGAACTGCTCGCAAGCGGCTTTGAGGCGCACGATTACTCCGGTTCGATGGATCGTCACTACGATTACGAACTGAGTCTCGCGTATGAGTGGGCGCAGGGCGGCGCCGGTTACTGGCTGTCGCGGCGCTCGATGGAGATCGTTGCGGCGGGTTTAACGAAAATCCGCGCCGAGGACTTCGCTGTCGGGCTGACGCTTGCGGCGAACGGGATCCGGCCGCACCACGACCGGCGCTATCAGCCGGCGATTCGAGAGATCGATCCTCCGGACGCGATCACGTTTCACAAAGTCGACGCGGCGCTGATGCGCCGATTGCACGAACAGTTCTTAAGCAGTTCCCAAAACCAAATTCAAGGAGCATCACATGGCAGTCACCAACACATTTACGGATAACATCGCGATCACCTACACGGGCAACGGCAAAGCCGTTTCGACCCCGGTAGGCAGCTACTCAGGCACCGAGGATGCCGGGGTGGCCACCGTCATCACCGCATCAACCACCAATCAGCACATCGTCGTCGTGTTTCCGCACGCCACGATCAAGTCCTGCGTAATGTCGAGCGATCAGGATGTGACTGTGAAGGTCAACTCATCGACAACCCCGACCGAAACCTTCACGCTGAAAAAGACGGCCGGCGTCGTGTGGGGAAACGACTATGCCACGGACTGCCCCTTCGGAACGGATGTCACCGGCATCTACGTGACCAACGCCGGCTCGGTCGACGCGAAGTTCAATCTGCGCGTTCTCTACGCATAAACGAATTCAAAAAAAACTACTGCCGTTGAGGCGGAAGGAAAACACACATGGCTTTTACATTCGCATTCGGAACGCTCCTTCAAAAGGAGACAGCCCCGGGCAGCGGCGTTTTCACCACGATCGCGCAGCTCGGCCACGACATCACCGGGCCCGGCCAGAAATCGGACACGGTCGACACGACCACGCATAACCAGGCGAGCCCTTACAAGTCGTTCATCGCCGGGCTTCGCGAAGGCGGGGATATCAAATTCCCGGTCTTCTTCGACGCCAACGACGCGACCCATACCGGCCTGATCGATACGTTCGAAGCAGGCGTTCCGGTGAACTGGAAGCTCGTTCCTCCGTTCAGCCCGGCAGCCTCCTGGAGCTTCGCCGGTCTGATCATCGACATCGGCCACCACTACAAGATCAAAGAAGCCGTGATGGCCGACATCACGATCAAAGTCTCGGGCAAGCCGACCCTCGCGTAATTTCCTTATTTCCCTTGCAGCGCCTGGCAGCCGCCAGGCTTGCCCCAGAGAGCGGAGCTGAGTCCCGACTTTTCCACTGCTCTCTGGGAATAATTTCAGAAGGTTTTTTCAATTCATGATCGAAAAATTTGTTCCACCGACTGAACCTGTAGTCGTTGATCTGGGCGACGGTAAAGAGCGCGAGCTTCGCTATACGCTCGCGACGCTGCGCAGGCTGCGTAAACGATTCGGACTCGCAGTGCTGAACGGCGAACTGCTCCGGACGCTCGACGAAGAGACTCTGCCCGAACTTCTGTTCGAAGGCCTCGTCGACAAAACCGGCCTGAGCCCGGATGCGATCGCGGAAATGGTTGTTCCAGCCGCGACACCGTATCTCGTGCATCAGTTCATCGGCGCGTTCACAGGCTCATTTCCGAGTCCAGACCCAAACGGGCCGAAGAGTCAGCCGACGACATAGACTGGCTCGCCCTCTGGAGCCTGGCTCAGAGCCACGCGATATCCCATTTCTGGGATCTGACCCTCGCCGAATTTTCGGCCGTTATGGACCGCTTTCGCGAACGCGAAGAGCGCGCATTCCTGCGCGCGGGCATCGTCGCGTCTGTTATCGCGAACTGCAACCGCGGCAAGGATACAGAACCGTTCACCCCGCAGGACTTCATGCCGAAAACACCAACCAGAGAAGAGACGCCGCGCGAACCGACTCGTGAAGAGTGGCTCGAGGGGATGCGTGCGTTGAACGCGGCATTTGGCGGCGAGGATCTGACCAAAGAGGATCTGACAAATGGCTAATCTCGGCGATCTCGTAGTCCGCGTCGGCGGTGATATCGACGGATTCAAAGCCGCGATGCAGGAAGGCTCCGCAGTCGCCGGGCAGTTCGGCGCGACAATCGAGCGGCAGCTTTCGCTGAACCTGACCCAGACGACGGAAGATCTTTTCCTGACCGCAAAAGCCGGTGAACAGATGGGCTTTCAGTTCGCCGCGGCGAATTCGGAAGTAAAGGGTCTGAAGGATTCACTGGCGCAGATGAGCAAGACTGCGCCTGTCAGTGCATTGACCGATGAGATCACCAAAACATCGAACGCGGCGCAAGGCATGGGGTTTAACTTCCGGTATGCGTTCTTTGGCATCAAGGATCTCATGGAGGGACGCACCAAGTTCGCCATAGCGGAACTGGCAAACGAACTGGTTGCGATGGGCGGTAGTGCCCTTCTGGTGGCTGGTGGAGTGGCGGCCGTTGGCGCAGCCGGATACGCCATCTACAAAATGGCGAATTATGCCAGGGATGCGAGGGAGGAAACGAACGCGCTGACAGAAGCGCTGGCAGAACTCGACAGGCCGATCACCAGAGTCAACGATCAACTGACGCTTACCGCCGACAAGCTCGCAAATGAGATCGCAAGGTTAGAACATAAACCCGAAAACGGACTGGCCATCGCGCTCGACGAAGCGCGCGTGCTTTCCGACAGACTCACCGATTCTTTAGACCAGACGCTGAAGAAGGTCGGGGAGTTGATGGGCAAACAGAAGACTCCGTGGTACGAGCTTCTTACGCCCGGGACCAAAGACACCGACAAGCGCCTGGAGGAACTGAAAAGACAAGTCAACGCAGACTCCGGAAATCCGGCGGCGCAATCCCAGGACTTTCAGTTCGAGCTGCAGAAAGTCCAGGCTGACATTGTAAAGACTCTGGCTGCCCGGTCAAAAGAATCGGGCCGGGTGGACTTCGGTCCCGAACTGGCACGGCTACGCGAGTACGCGACCGTCTATCAGGGCGAGATCGACCGGATAGCCAGAGAGCAGAAAGTTGCGGACCTTACACAGCAAAAAGACAAGCTGGAAGCATCCGAAAAGAACCGCAGGCAGTCCGAAGACGCACTGAAGAAACAGGAGCAGGCCATCAAGGCGGCCAATTCGGAAATGCTCGCCGATCTGAAATCGGACCACGAGCTGACGAAGGGCGAAGAAATCGCTTTCTGGCAGTCACGGCTTTCGGAAGTCGATCAGTTTGGAACCCGCTATAAGTCACTTCACCGCGAGATCTCGGTGACACTCGGGACTCTCTATCAGGAACAGGACAAGGAACGTGAGCGGGATCAGGAATCGCTTCAGCGGTGGGCGCAGAAACTCCATGACACCAATCAGAAGGTAGAGCAATCGAATCGCGAACTGACGGACAGGTTTGCCGGCTATGCCGAGAAATATGCGGAATCGCGCGCGAAGATCGAAGCGGCCGATGCAAAGAAACTCTTTGAGCCGAAGGCCGACATTGCGCAGACACCGATAGAAGCGCCATTGCATCAGCGGCTCGGCGGAACGGCTGTCGGGGCGGGTCTCACGCTTCAGTCCGCCGGATTCAAAAGCGCCGAGGTTCAGCAGTCCGAGATCAAATACCAGCAGGAAATTCTCAGGCTCGCGGTCGCGACCAATGCGCCGATTGAACAGCAGATTCAATTACGCGAACGGATCCTGCGATCGGAAATAGCGCTCGGCGAATCGCAGGGACAGAACGTAAGCAGTCTGATCAGCGCTCTCGGGAAACTGCAGACAGAAGAGGACCGGCTGAAAACGAAGGCCGAGGGCTTCGCGCCGCTCTTCCTGCAACTGAAAAAGCAGCTTTCCCCGGAGAACCTCGGTAATCAATTGGGCGGGGCGCTCGGCCGCGGACTGATCAACGGCAAGAACATCGGCCAGGAGATCGCGCATTCACTCAAGGGGATCGGCCAGCAGATGATGGGCAACGTTTTTCAAAAGCTCATCAGCACCATGCTCCTGCAGATCGGGACGCAGACAGGTCTGATCGCAGCTACCACGACGAATGCAGGCGTGACGACCCTCCACGCAGGCGTGATGGTCACTCACATGGGCGCAGTTGTGGCCCACATGGGTGCATTGGTTGCGAACACCATCGCCGTTGCATGGAACTCGGTCAAACTGGCGCTTCTAACCGCAGTCGAGGCTGTGAAAACATTCTTCGGATTTGCCGAAGGCGGCGTTCCTCCCGTGGGCGTGCCGTCGATCGTCGGCGAAAAAGGCCCGGAGCTTTTCATTCCTCACCAGCTCGGGACCATCATCCCGAATCACCAGTTGCGCAACTTCGCGACAACCGGCGGGTCTATCCGGACTTCGTCTTCGTCGAGCAGTTCCTCGCAGGCGATGAGCTTCGGCGATATCCACGTACACGGCGTACAGAATCCGCGCGAAATGATGCGCGCGATCGCGACGTACGCGAAGACCGCGTCGCCGCAGTTCTCCCCCTTCGCCTCGCGATAACCCACTCTCCCTTTTTCCTGACTTCCGATGGCACTCGCATCCGCATCGATCACGCTGACCGCTCACGGAGACATAGGCGGCGACGCCGACGGCAAGATCATTTCGCTCCGATGCGATCTGGTCTACGGCACCGTCAGGACAGTCACCATCAACCTGTCGGCGCATGGGATCAACCTCATCGAGCAGGACTTTTCGACTTTCGGCACCCAGACCGTAACGGTCCCGATCGACGTAAGCGACTTCGCCAATGGCGACCCCGTCGTCATCGTATACATCATCGGGCTCAGTCCGACCGGGCCGGATGTCTCGTGCTCGCTCGTCGTCGAAAACGTATACCTCACCCTCACCGATACGCTCGGCAATACCGCCATAGCGAAGCCATCACTCGGCGGGTATGCAGACAACGGCAACCCGAACGGCGGCACGGGCGACGGCATAATCGATCCTTCCCTGCCGGGCGGCAATCAGGCCGGCATCGGCCGCGGGCCGTTTCCCCTGCTGACCTCGCTCGTCCCCATCAACTATTCCTTCCTCGAAGCATTCAAAATCGCCCCTTACATCGGAATGGAGCCCGACTGGCTCGTCATTGATGAGCCGGGGATCGGACTGACCAGCCGCGCCAGCTACCTGCACATGGGCGGGCAGCACAATTTCAGCGTCCAGCTAAGACAGCGCGGGCAGGCGCAGGTTGATCTCTTCATCGCGGCCGGGGACGACTATACGCCGGTCAGAAATACCCCGATGTATTTGTGGGACCATCGCGATCCCGCGGATGCCGAGGCGCTTTCGGTTCCCGAATGGTATCTGGTTTTCTCCGGACTGATTCAGGACATCGATGTCAAATGGACAGCAAACAACGGGGACCGGTTCCTCACCATCACCGGAGTCTCGCTCGAGGCGGTCTTCGATACCGTCTATGCTCCGCCGCGGCAGTACGTAAACAGAACCTGCGGGGATATCCTCACCGATCTGTTCTACAAGCTCGAAATCACCTCTCCGGTATCGCTCGGGACGATCGACGGAGGCGTAACGATACCGCTCCTGAATACCAATTACGAAAAGGTCTCGGACCTGTTCGACCAGCTCGCGACTACGAGCCAGTTCGTCTGGGGAGTCAATCCGGCTACGCAGGAGCTGTTCTTCACTTCGCCTTCTACACTCCCGGCGCCGTTTACTTTCGATTCCTCGAACCTGCTCTGGGAATCAGCGACCTGGAAACAGTCAGGAGCCGATTACAGAAATCGCCAGGCGGTCAGACTCTCTTACGACGCCTTTGCGCATAGTTGCGAGTTCTTCGTGGGCGCGGGGCAGACAACGATCACGCTTGCCCGGCCCGTTGAGCAGGTAACAAACGCCTGGGCGACGCTTTCGACGTGCAACACGGCCACGGGCACGTTTACCGATATTCCGAAGGGCGGCGAAACGGTCTCGACCGGAATCCCGACCGGGACATGGCTGCCAACACACATCTATGACATCGACGGAGTTCTGATCGATGCCAATGGCTTCGTTCAGAAAATAACCGACATCGGCAGCACGCCCCACAAATCCGGCAGTACGATCCCGACGTTTTCAGACATCACCGGCGGAACGGTAACAGACGGCAATCTCATCTGGACCTGTCAGGGGGCGGCGGGGCTTGCGACCGGAAACGCCACTTACACGTTCGCTTATCCGAAACCTGCAGGCACGTGGGTTTCCTCATTCGCGTATTCAACCGGCGATCTGATCTACGTCGGGGATTACGTTCAGGAAGCGACCAGCGGGGGAACCAGCGGATCATCGATTCCGATCTTCTCGACGGTCGCGGGATTCACGACGACAGACAGCGGTGTGACATGGACGTGCCGCGGGAAGTGGTTTAACAACATCGACTGGGGCCTCGTGCTGATCGGCGCGGGGGCGAGCCCGGCGGGTATGGCGCAGGCTCTCGCATATGCCATCAACGCCACGGTGAGCGATTCTCTCGGCAGGCCGATCCGCGGAGTCTGGTTCTCCCTTCCCACATGGGAAAACGCGCTAATCAACGCGATCGACGTCACCGGCGGTCTTACCGGCGCATTCACGGCACAGCATAAGCACGCGGGCACAGGCTGGATTACATCGCTCTCTGAAGACTGCTCGACCTTC